ACGCTGCCTGAGGCAGAGGATGCTAGGAATAATTACTTCATGCTGTACTCGGGAGTAGAGGAATGGCATGAGAGACAGAAGAAACTGGCCAAGGTAAATGGTTATGTTAGAAGTATGTCGGGTAGGCTGAGACGTCTACCCGCAATCAGCTCTAAGGATCGTGGTGCTAGATCAGAGGCAGAGAGGCAATCAGTAAATGCTCCTGTTCAAGGATTCATAGGGGATTACAAAGCGATGGTGATGATTGAAATACATGAAGCGCTGGACCATGAAAAGCTGAAAGTGGTGGGAGAACATCATGATGCCGTTCTCATGCTAGTTCGTGATAATTGCGAGGATGAGATGCTCCCTAAGGTTCTCTCCATACTCAGGACTCCCAAGCTCCTGAAGAGACTTGGCATAAGACTCTCCATTCCGATGGACGGCGAGCTAGAAGTTGGGAACTGGGGCGCTGGTGTCCAGTACCACGCTTAGAGATCTTCATATCATATTCAGCCGGGATTTCATAAAATTACAGCACGGAGAAGGAGAGTATCATGAGCAGGACAAGTTACAGCGAGGTGCGTCTTCACAGGCGCTGCCCGAAAGCACACGACTATAAATATGGCCAGCACCTGGTACGCAAGAAGAAAAAGATAGGCCTGTTCAAAGGCACCATTCTTCATGACATGCTCCACAGTCATATCATGGCCAAGCTCGATCCAAGTGAAGATAACCCTGACGCCTGGGAGACTCTTGAGAAGTACGCCGATCAGTTCAAGGATTACTTTCGTGAGGAACGTGAAGAGCATGGGGATATCATTGGTGACTGTGAGACGATCTTTCAGAACTACCTCAAGTTCTATAAAAAGGATCCGATTAAGTATGAAGAGAGCGAATGTTTTGTAGAGACAGAACTGGCTGATGACCTCAATCTAATTGGCTACCTGGATAAAGTTGGAGTTGACCAGGATAAACGCCGATGGATCATGGACCATAAGTTTGTCAAGTCCATTCCTACCATTGAGGACCTGATGACAGAGATTCAAATGTTGATCTACGTCTGGGCCTGGAATAGAATGCACCCGGATCGTCCTATTGATGGGATCATCTGGGACTTTGTCAGAACTAAGGTTCCATCTACTCCGGACCTATTGAAGAATGGTAGTCTATCTCAGAGAAAAGATATTGATACTACCTATGAGCATTATCTGGCTACCATCATACTCTATGGACTAGATCCTAAAGATTATGTGGAGTTATTGCAGAAGCTAAAGGATAAGAAGAATACTTTCTTCACCCGTCATAAGTTTCCTACGCCCTCAGACGAAATGATGAAAGTGATCCTAGGTGACTTCAGAACCTCTGCCCTCATGATTAAGTACTCAGAGGGGATATGCCCTAGATCACCTAACCAATTCAACTGCGCCGGCTGTGACTATAAAGAGATCTGCATGGCTGAAGTCAGAGGTCACGATACTAAATTCATCAAGAAGAAGTACTACACAAAAAGAGAACCTAGGTTCTAGGAGTAAGTAATGCCAACAAAGCGATTGAAGAAAAAGAGCCCCACTAAAAAGCGAAAGCCCATTGCTGACAGGATAGTACCTGTTCATGAGCTTGAAACTAATTTAGTGATGTTAGTCTATGGACGTTCTGGAACAGGGAAGACTGAGTTCGGTTCTACCTGGCCTAAGCCCTGTCTATTCCTTGACATCAATGAGCGGGGCACTGAGACAATCAGAGGAAAGAAAGGAATAGATGTTCTGGAGGTTCGAGAGTTTGAAGACCTTACAGAGGTCTATTGGCTGTTGAAGAAAGGAACTAAGTACAAGTCCGTCATCCTGGATCAGGTGAGTAACCTGCAGGATCTAGGAATGGCGAAAGTCAAAGCTGACAGCAACAAGAAGTCATCGGAACTATTTACTCGCAAGAACTGGGGTGAATTGTCGGGATTGATGAAGCAGACTATTGATGACTTCCGAGGACTCTCGGATCAGTACAACGTCTGTCTCATCGCACATGAGAGAACCTTCGATCTGGGTGACGAGGAAGATGAATCCTTAGAGCCATCAATCGGGGCCAGAGTTATGCCCAGTGTAGGTTCTTTCATGGAAGGAGCGGTAGATGCGATTGGTGCTACCTTCATTCAGGAAAGTCATGTTAGAGGATCAGGTAAAGTAAAGAAGGAGAAAGTAGTAGAGTATAGAATGAGGACAGGTCCTCATGCTTTTTATTCGACAAAGGTAAGACGTCCCGTTGCTGCGGGGCCCCTACCTGAGTCAATCAAAGATCCGACCTATCTGTCTGTGACAAAACTCATAGCGGGTGAATCGGTTTCCAAAACCACAACCTCCAAAAAAAGGAGTAAGAAGATATGACACGCAAGACAAGAAGTAAGAAGAAGGGTATCAGCATTGACTTTGAAGGAGTCGAAAGCGGTGGCAGTAGGATTATCCCCGATGGTACTTATCAGGGTATAGTCCATAAGTGCGAAGCTGAAGAGTCTTCTTCTGAGAATCAGATGCTGGCATTCCGTTGGAAGATCTCAGGAGGAAAGTACAAAGGCGCAACTGTTTTTGATAACTGCGTTCTTTTACCTCAGTCTCTGTGGCGTCTCCGCAGTATGCTTGAGGCCTGTGGCCTTGAAGTGCCAGATGGTGCTATGGACATTGATCCTGATGACCTAGTAGATCTAGAATGCACTCTGGAAATCACCAATGAGGAATACAACGGCAAAGACCGTCCTCGCATAACTGGCTTTGCACCCTCGGCCGGTGAAGAAGAAGATGAAGAGGAAGATGAGGAAGATGAGGAAGACGATGAAGAGGAAGAAGAGGCCCCTAAGAAAAAGGCCCGTAAACCTCGTGGCAAGAAAGCAGTCGTAGAAGAAGAAGAAGACGAAGAAGACGAAGAAGACGAAGAAGCTCCTAAGAAGAAGAGCAAAGCCTCGTCTAAGAAGAAGGCATCTGGGAAGAAGAAGCCTTTGCGTGAAGGATCAAAAGTTAAGTTCACAGATGAAGACGGAGATATCGTCAAAGGCGTCATAGTTGATATTGATGGCGATGATGTCATCATTGAAGATGCTGACGGTGGCGAATGGGAAGTTGAAATTGAAGAGCTGACAGCAATATGATCCGCACCTCTCTCAGGGGGTACCAACAAATAGCATTTGATCGTGCCATAGAGTATGACGGCTTTTGTTTACTCCCTGAGCAGAGGACTGGCAAGACACTAATCTCTTTGAGCTTGGTGGATAGACGTAAGCCTGATCTCCTATTCATAATGTGTCCCTTGAAAGCTATAAAGGTTTGGCAGGATCAGATAGCTAAGCATCTGGTACTGGACTGGGACTGTGAGATCATCATTGAGAACTATGAACAGTACACCCGCTCTCCCAAGGATCGGAGGCGCATCAAAGGATACCTCAAGAGACGTATCAAGAAAGGTCAGACCTTCTACGTTATAGCAGATGAAGGTCACAGAATAAAGAAGAGGGGCTCAGCAACTTCCACATTCCTCAGAAGCTTAGGGCGCATAGCCACTTGGAGACTCCTCCTTACAGGTACTCCAATTGCTCAAGGGATACAGGACGCCTGGGCCCTCTTCGACTTTATCATGCCAGGCATCTTTGGTAAGTACGAGGAGTTCGCTGAGAGCTATCTTAGATTCGGTGGCTGGCAGATGAGACAGATAATAGGCTATCGCCGCTTGCAAGCGTTCAATAAGATCTTTCATAGGTACTCCTATCGGATTACCCTGAGAGAGGCCAGAAAGTCCGAGGGCCAGAACTCAGCTAAGATCTATCGTAAGAAGATCATGGTCAAGTTGGACTCAACCAGTCGGGCGATATATGACGAGCTGTCTGAGAGCCTCTCAGCTGAGGTCAATGGGACTATCGTCAGTACGCCTTTGATGATGACGCTTACTGGGAAACTTCAACAGCTCTGTGGGGGGTATCTAGTACATTCAATAAAGGTGCCAGGTAAGAAGAAGAAGAACTATGAAATTATCCCCGTTGGCCAGGAGAAAATCAAGGCCTTAATTGGTTTACTGACTAAGTTGGGAAATAGAAAGATCGTCATCTGTG